TCAATAATGAGATTATATTCAGCTTCTGTCATTACTTGAATATCAGATCCGACCCTTTTGAGTGGGCGATAAACTGCCATTACTACGCCCCTGCACCATATATTACCTTTAATAAGGTCGCATCTGAATCGTAAATAGCTAAATTTTGAACATCTTTAAGTTGAGCAGAACCTATGGCGTCATTTGCCATTTTAATTTCAGTTACTGATGAATCTGCTAGATCATCGGTTCCAGCTGGAAATTGGCCACCGATTAAAGCTATAACGCCGGCTGAATCAAGAATAGAAAGGGCTGCAAGAGTAGTACTATTATCTGTAACTTCTGTATGAAGTTCATTAATAGCTTGTACAAGATCAGAATCTCCTCCTGTAGCAAGAGTAGTTAGGTCTCCAACCCTATAGCTCAAGTCATTAAATTTATCTCTCCATTCACTGATGAGATCGTTTAAATCTGCATAAATCCTTGCCATTATTTGTCCACCAATTTCTGAAGAAGAGATTTTATGTCTGACATGTCGCTCTTCATTTGTTGTACGTCTTCTTTTACTTGTTCGAACTCTAAAGCTTTTTGCTTTCTAGCCGCTTTTAATTCTCTAGCTTTTTTAATTTCATCAACGTTCATATTAATTATTGCGTTGTTATAAGGATCTCTAAATAGTCCTTGAGATCCCTCAACTTTTTTATATCTTTTATCACTCATCACACTGCTAAGGCTATTACTCTCAAATCCTTAAATGTTGGAGGTTTAGCATTATTCGAGGTTCTCATAACGATCTTAATAATAAATCTGTTAAATGGTACAGATAATCCTCCAGGTCCACCAACTATATATTCATAATCTCTAAATATACCTGGATTTTCATCTGATGGTAAGTTAACTTCTTTACTTACTTCAACCCAATTTACATCTCCAAATGATGCATCATCGCTAATTGCTTTGTAATAAACATCAAAGTCTGCAACAGAAGGTCTATTCGCTGCCAAAATAATTTTAAGTCCAACCGCGGATGCTGCAAGAGTAACAGGTCTTGTAATATGTTTAGCAATCGAAGATCCACCTGTCGGATTTGTTTCCGCAACAAAGTTTAATGGAATATTAATATTGTTTGCAGAAGATCCATCAGAATCTTGATTATCAATTCTATTATGTGTTAACCAAAGAGACGCGCGCTGCAAATCAAGAACCGGACTTACATAATTAGATGTTGTATCCATATCTACTTTAATAGTAGCTGATTTTGTACCAGCTGCTAAGTTAGCAGTTTCAATTGCATCGTTCGCAATAACCTTTGGAGTTCCAAAGAAATTATTTTCTCTCAAAGACAGAGGACTATATACCGTATCCTTGATATATGGAGACTCGTTACCAGCATTTGATTTGCCGCTTGTAAAGAGACCAGATACTGCAATGCTTGTAGACTGAGGTAAATTAGTTTCTACATATGGGAACACTTGTTCGAATCCATAATTCTGTGAATTTTCTACAACAAATCCACCGATAGATTTTCCAGCTGTCGCAGCTGAATCTGCATCGAACGAAATATAATCATTATCAGCACTGTCAATAGTTCTATTACCAAGAATAGATGTACCTTTAACGCCATCATAATTTGTTGCAGAATCAAATCCGTAAATTGTAACGTTATCGCCTACAACAAAGCCATGATCAGGATGATACATTGTCATTCTTGTAGATCCTGCTACAGTAGAAATTGGATCGGGATCTAATAGTCTAACTGGAACTGATGCGTTTTGCATAATCGCTTCACCAGAGGTTGATGTAAACTCTGCGCGATTAATTTTAAACATCATGTCTTTAGTTTGGTCAGGCTCCCAAGTAGAAGCGTTTTGAGATTTAAATAGCGAACCAAGTGTAGGCTGAGCTGTAATACGTTTCTCTGTAGAACCTAAAATAAATTGTTCAGTTTCTGCAATGTAAACATTATAGTTATCAGTTTCTGCAATTAGAACAATACAATATTCTTCATATGGCATTAAGTAAACTGGTTCTTCAAATACAAAGTTTGTAGCCAAAGATGCATCAGCCGAAGTATTAACAGAAGCCGGAGATTTAAATACGATTGATCCAGGAATTGTATCATAAGATGCTGGAGAACCGTTAATCATAGGTCTGATTTGCAATTGTACCGGAATCGTATCATCTTTAGTTTGGAAGAAAATATCAACGCTTGTTAAGAATACACCATCTTGATCAGAAACAAAGAATGATTGAGCTAATGGATCTACTTGACGAACAGTTCTTGGCGGAGTAACAACTGTGCCATTAACGCGGCGTTCTCCTGTTACCACATTCCAAACATTAATATTAGCCGTGCCTCTTGTAGTTCTTGAGGTCGAAGATGAAGACGATTGAGTAGACGTAACAATGTTTCGTACCCTTGTAGTTTGAATCGTTCTTTGACGTGTTTCTAAAACACCAGTAGAAGCAAACGCTGCAACGCCAATTGATGTTGCATCTTCTTCTTTATTTGCAGAAATATCAAGAAGTTTAAATTCTCTTGTACCTGTTCTAAAACGAAGAGTTGTAGTATTTGGAATTAAAAATTCACCTTCAACTTTTCCTTCAGCATCAGTAAAGAGTGAAGTTGCTCCATCAGGGTGACCAGTATTTCTGTTATATCTGTTACCAGCTTCGTTATTTGTTGTAGCTACTCTTGTAAACGTATCAGACTTAACCCAGTTAGAAACTTCTACACCATCAAAGAACGGGAACACTCTTGAGTTAGGCTTCATGCCTTGGCATTTAAAGCTAATTCTACGAGATCTCATAAATGGAATCATCGCTACATCAATAACTCTTTCACCAACAACGCTTCGAATTGTAGAGAATGAATCAACTCTCGCAACCGCAGAAGTTGTTGATGTAGTCGTTGTAGTAGTTGTATCAGTACGATCCCAAGATCCTCTCCAGTTACCGACACTAGAAACTATTCCGCTATTTACGGTATTCGATGAAGCTGAAGAAGAACTACTTGATCCAATAACTTGAGAACGAGTAGCACCCACATTTGTACCAGCCCAGTTCCATTGAGAGTTGTTAAATAACTGTTGTTGGTTTCCACTAAATGAATTAACTGTTCCTCCACCAACTACTACATCAGCAGCTTGTCTTGTTTCTCTCCATTCATCTGAAGAGGGAGAAAGTTCCATACTACCGAGATTTGTAATAACTGCAAATGGATTAATATTCATTGTGCCTGAAACTTGAGGCTGATCGATATATTCTACCTCATTATATTTCAAGTAAATGTTATCGCCTTTCAGAACAGTATTTGTAGAAAGATCTGAATCATAAATTAATCTAATTGCTTCTTCTCTAAATCCTGGTCTAAGCGTTTTGCTTAAAGGATCTACAGAAGCTCTATATTCAATATTAGTAAAACTAGATCCTAATTGATTTGCAAAATTATCAACTAAGAAACCAGCTTTAGTTCTGTCGTTACCTGTAGAATCAAATACCGAGAAATTAGACAACCCAGTTTCAATCAAAGAGAGTGATGTAAGTTCGAACAAAGTATCAACTTTGGCAGAAATTTTACCGATATCATCCATAGTATAAAGTTTAGATTCATACGGGGCTAATGATATATCTGAATCACTAATTGTAAAGCTACCTAATTTTACATCAGCTAAAAGCAAATCATGAGGTGGTTTATCAGGGAATTTAGGTTCTAATGCTGATCTACCTTGAAGCACTTTTACATTACCATCTTGGTCTAAAACAATTTTATCAAATCTTGGAAGATAGAATTCACCATCAAATGTTATAAGATCTGTATTTGTTGGAAGTTCATTAACACGAGCAGTAGCACTAATAAAGTCTGAGTCGCCATCAGTTTTACGAGGACGGAAATCTAGAACATCTCTTAATTCTACTTTAGTTCCATCGTTTAGAGTATGAGATGGAATATCTCCGTAATTTACCTGACCAGTATATGAATTGGCTGCAAAGAAATCACCAGAAGCACCATGAGTGAAATAGCGGAATCTAGCGTAAACATTTCCAGAAGGCGCAGTTTTATCACCTTTTAGAATTAGCTTCGCTGGGCCGTACCAGTTATCTCTTTGGCCATTATCAACGATAAAGTCATTAATCAAATCATCGCCATCAGAGTCAGAATCTCTAAGACGATCAAGTTTAAACAAATCTGGTTTTTGTAGAGGAATATAAGTTTGATCTCCGTCTACAATCACTGGTCTTGTGACTGAAGTAGATACCAAAGTTTTCGATCTGATTGTTGCACTAGCTTTATTCACTTTAGCAACTAATTCAACGTTTGTACTTGTTGGACCACCAGAAATAGAAGCTGTCTGAGTACCAGCGCCTGTAATAGTTACGTTATCACTAATGATCTCGCCGTCTGAGTCAACCGAAATAATCCAATCATTAATGTTTGAGAAGGTTTCGCCTGTAGCCGTAAGCGTAAGAGTTGCAGCACCAGATGGATCAAGAGAGGCTGTAAATCTTCTTTGTACTTCTACTGAAATATCTGTTAAAGACTTTGGTCTAGCATAAGGCAGATCAAAGAACAAATTATTATTTGCTACATCGTATAAAATTGATTGGCTATTTTCTTGTACAATATTAGCATAGTTAAGTACTGAAGTACCGATAGAACGGATATCGCTAAAAGACTGTCCGCTATTCATAACAACATCAAAGATGTACATTCTATAATAAGGACCATCTTCCTCAACTGCACGAATTCTACATGTACCAATAGTAGAACCGCCGTGAGCAGTAGTATCTCTTAAGTTAGCAACCTGGAATGCGTTAATATTTGGCAATCCTACAAGATCGGTAACAATAACATAATTACCATAACTTGCAGCCGATACCTGATTTGTAATATCTAATGTATCACGAGCCTTTGGAATACGAAGTCTTGTCGGTAAACTTTTTTCTACTCTATAACCATTTACATAAGCAAGACCTGAAGAAACAACTGCTTGCAACCAAGCTTCATCAGAATCATTTTCATAGTTAATAAAGAATGGATTAATAAAGAAATCACCGCTTACGTCACGAGTTCTTTGTGCTAGTCTATCTTCAATTCGTGAATACTGATTATGTCCAGTAACAGTATCAAATACAACACCGTTTACAACTCTACAGAAATATACAAAGTTTTCATCAGAGTCTACTTCATCTTCAGTTGCAAGAACTAAACGAATTCTATATCTGTCTGCGCCTGGAGCTGATCTGTTTGGAGTTGCGCCTTGGTTATCAAAAAGATTTTCATTATCACTAGCTGTAATAATATCTTGAGTAATTTTAAAACCAACTGTAGCACTAGGAGTATGCGTATATTTTCCGATAATCTTAGATTGTCTTTCAACAAAAACAAAATGTCCTTGTACAAAGAAATCGCCGCGATCAACTGAAATTTTAGCACCTTTACCTACGGCTGGATTAGCTGTAGTATTTGTAGCCTGTACAGTTACGGTTACTCCTGAATTAAGTCCAACCGCCTCTTCACCTGGAGTTGAACGAATAGGTTCTGTTCCTGCGGTACCCGAAGTTGTATCGGTATAAGTTACGTAAACTGTTGCAGGATCAGTTGATGTAGCAGCAACTACTTCTAAAACTTTAAATTTAACTCCAGAAGTTTGACCAGTAAACTCATCACCAACCATTCCAGATGTATCTGCAGGGAGAACATTTGAAGTGGTGTCTAATTTAATAAATTCATAACGAGTATTAAGAGTAGGACCACCAGGATTTACTGATGCGCCTTCTTTAAAAATGTTACGACCAAATCTTTCAATTTCTTTTTGAATGATTGTTTGTGATTGAGTTAATTCACGAGCTTGAAGTGCTTTACCGGAATTAAAAAGAATTCTGTAATAGTTATCACTATCACGGTAATCGTCTTTATAGGTCGTAGAGAATAAGTTTTCTGTAAATCTAGTTGCCATGTTTGACCTATCTTATAATTGAATGATAACTTTAATATCTTCAGTTTGATCTGGAGAGCGTTCAATTGCAGCGCGGTTGTCAATATATATTAAATCGCCCGTAAGATTATTTATTGTTGGAAGAGTGAACGCATCGTCATCTCCATCAATAGCAGCAGAATCTAAAATACCTTCGCCGTTACCGTCAGCCTCTGTAACCGTTTCACCTTCTTGGAATTGAGAAAATCCGGTTTCTTCTGTTTGATGATACCAAATATAAAAAGAATCAAATTTATCGATATATGCTCTTGCTGTTGATAAAGATCCTACAAGAGTTTTATCGGCTGTAAATGTTTGAGCAATAGATCCTAAATGTAAACGTCTTAGAACATTTCCGGCAATACCTTCAAAAGCTGAATCTGCAGAATCAACTCCTACTTTTGGATTTCGAATAAGTCCTACTTGTCTAAAATCATTACCAGTAATAAATGCGTTTGTTTCATCTCCAGTAATTTGAGAGTTAAACATAAGAGCCGTAGATTTTAGATCATTTCTTGGATCGGCACCAAGACCACCTTCTGGAGCAATTACTGCTCTCGCTTCAGCGCCTGACCCTCCACCGCCTGAGAATGAAACTGCGGCATAATTATATCCTCTGCCAAATGCTTTGCCTGATCCTGAATCATCCATTTCAATTTTAACAATTGTTCCACCAGAAATTGTTGCAGTAGCCTTTGGCACTTTTGTACCATTACCAGTAAATGAAATCGTAGGAGCAGAAACATATCCTACACCACCGTCAAGGATTTTAATATTAACAATTTCTCCAGGAATAGCTGCATCTTGAATTGCTTTTTGCTCGATTTGCAAAGCAGAAGAATTTGAGTCTGTTGATTCAATAAATTCTACTGGAATGTAGTTAGCCGAAGTAAATTTACTAGCTGTCAAAGCTCCGATAGTATACAGATATTTCCATACATAACCGTCTGATGTCTCAAATGGAGTAGTAGCATTACCTGTAGGTTTGATAGTAGAAGTAACCGCAGCTCCAGCTGTATCACGTCCTTGTTGTAAACAAATATAAACTGCGTTTTCATCAGTTAAAACATAATAAGCATTTGTAGGATAAGCAGAATTTGCATCATCAAACGAAGAATAAATTGTACCAGAAGACCAGTTATAACGAGGAATTACATATGAAATATCCTCGGCGCTTTTCATTGCTTGTAAACCAAGTCTAAAATTTCTTTCTTCTCTTTTAGAATTAATAGGAGTAGGTGCAAGATCAGAATCATTCCATTCTTCAGAACGAGCAATACCAATATAGTATGTATTCGCCGAGTCAGTAACATCGGTATAGATGTCGTCTAAAACCTGCCTTTTAAAAGTATTTGTAATAATTGCAACCATTGTCAGTTCCTATTATGTGATCGTTGCGCCGTAACTTCCAGTTACGATCCATTGATTTCCATCCCAAATTAAGCTAACGCTCTGATATTGTGCAAGTGCAACCTGAGTAAGAGATCCGAAAGATCCAGGAGTAATGGTTGCTGTACCTGCTCCTCTATTTGAAAATATTTTAAATTCACCAATTTCTGTTCCAGAAGCTAAACTAATAGCGATTGCGGTTCCTGAATTGGCGATAATATAAGATTTAGTATTGTCTGCTGCTCCACCACTCGTTTGAATTACAGAACCAAGTGTTTCTTTTTCAACGACTACAGAACCCGTACCTTTTCCAGAAAGATGTAAGTTAAGATTAGTATCAGCTCCATGGGCATGAATTTCTGGATCAGCACCTGCCGCCGCATTTATAATTTCAATATGATTGACCGCATTTACTGCCGCACTAATTTCAATTACTTCAGCATTATTTACATCAGCAATATGACCATCAATGCTTGGAGTCGAAAGTACAGGAGCAGTAAGAGTTTTATTTGTAAGAGTTTGATTTGCATCAGCAAAAACAAAAGTATCATTACCGTTTAGAACTGGTAATGCAATCTCTCTATCTGCGGTTAATTCGCTTACTAAAACATTATATGTGTGATCTGCGCTAGCGTCATTAATTTTAGGTAAAGTAAGAGTAGAAGAAACAATCGTTTTATTTGTAAGTGTCTGAGAAGCCGAGTCAATAATAAGTTCACCAGAAGTATCTGGAATCCAAACATAATTATCTTGACTAGGATCTCTTGCTCTTAATGTGGTTTCATTACCATCAATTGTAGCACCTTCAAATCTTAAACCGTCACTTGTAACATCAATTGCACC